TCACCGGAGAACGGCGCAAAAGCAGGAAGTGCTGCAATGGTTTTCTCCAGTACCGCGATTTCTTTCGCGTCGCAGGTACCGTCAGCATATGCAATGGAGTATGCGCCCCAGATGGTCGCTTCCACTGCGTCGCGGTTCTACATCTTCTTCACTTCAGTAATGGCCTTGCGGGTTTTCTTTTTGAAAATACCTAACATCGTGACTTGTCCTTTTAGTGGGTGAGCCTCGCCCCGGGATGAGCAGCCCACAGAGAAAGTCACACCGACAATCCCGTAAGCTCCCCCTGAAGGGCTCTGTGATTTTTGATGTGCGCCGGCTTGGAGCGAAATGAAAAGCCCCTCAACAGCAGCCTAAGACTATGAATAAAAAAATACCCGTCCGGAGACGGGCTAACGCATTCATCATGTAAGAGTGGAACAGCGATTATTGTAAGTATGGCCGCTGCCAGAATGAGTCGTCAGCCTGCAACGCAATTCTGGCAAATCACAGGCACCAAAACAGGCAACGACTCATTCTGGTAACAACTTTTTCCAATAACGCAACTTCATGAGAAAAAAACAGCACTGTATCCGCTATTGCAGAATGAAGAACAATAAAAACCTGAACTATTATTCAACGCGGAAAACCGCCAGTGCTGCAAACGCCGTCAGAAATAAAACAATGAAGTTGCGGAGAACAGGAATCGAACCGGCATTACCAACCTAAGGCTGATGTAATAATCACTATACGATACCTGCATATAGAGCAGGCCTCCGTAACCACAATAATGACACTGATACTGATAACAGCCCTTCATTATGATTAAACGGATGCCAGCAATGACCCGCTAGACAGCGGATAACACCCTGTGAACAGAAACTTGCTGCCTTTCGGATCGGGATTAATATTACCGATAATTTATATGACATCAAAAACTAATTAGTTTTCATATTTAAACATATGTATAAATATGTATCAGGCGCATACAATTTATGTTATTTCATCCAGACTTCTGATTTCTCACAGGACATTGCGTAAAAACCAATATGAATATGATCCATTTGGGAATACGCTAATTACGTTGTTGCGACAAATAACAGGAAACACTCAGGAAATAACAGATTGCAAGACTTACATCAGCAGTAGTTTTTGTAACTTTTAACGTTAATTGTATCGTTTATAGAAAAGCTATGATGCCATATGGTGAACTAACAGAACTTAACGAATAACCCAATGACTCCGGGCTAATAACGCTGCCAGCTAAACTTGCATGGAATGGTCCGCCACCGAGGACTCGAACCTCGCACAATCAACTTAGAAGGTTGATGCTCTATCCTGATGAGCTAGTGGCGGAATGGTGGCCCTTGCTGGATTTGAACCAGCGACCTGGCGATTATGAGTCGCTCGCTCTAACCACTGAGCTAAAGGGCCACATGTGAAATATTAATTATTGAAAACCAGCCCCTGCAAAATTTATTCACTTATAAAAAAGGCTCAACAGTATTACCAGTGAGCCAAAGTAAAGGAATAAAACGATGAAAAGGCCAATAGACAGCATAGTAACTACACCATCAGGATAAGGCATGAATATCTGTAATTATAACATCAGCATTGCACAGAGTTTATAACTGATATCATGCCCTATCCTGATGAGGCATAAAAACACAGAAAATATCCTTTCTTATCTATATCATTCCCTACCCAGCCACTTTTTCCACAAAGAGAAACATTGAGTGTGGCACTCTGTTGTACATCATAACATTACATCCGGAAATTAACACGTCCTTCAACAGAATGCCACACTCAATATTGCCATGATATTAAGCTCCAACAAAAAAAAATAAAATGCACCGAATCCGTAACACGAAATCACAAATTGAAGAGAAACTCCCCCCCACGCAAACAAGCGCCGATGCTATACAATTTAACAGTATACAAATCCATTAAAAGATAGAACGGGATAATGCATTGCAAGATAAAAGATGCAAAACTTTCCATTAACTCACACTACAAACACCACCGACACCCCCAACAGCGAGCTGCCTGTGGTGGAATTAAATATCACTTAAATAAGCAAGAAGCACAACCACAATCATGTAAAATTTTATTAAAAACCTTAACACAAAAAACATTTAATGAGTGGTAATGTTAGATATTTATCACTAGCTTATCAGCAATATTAGGTGAAAACACAAAAATCTTAGCTTTATGTGCACACCAACATATCAATAACTCTTGAGACTTATATGCCCAAACGGATAACAATTAACTGTATAAAAACCGCTTAAAGAATGTCTTGAAGGAATGCAGATCAATCACTCTTATCACAATACCAAAAAATTTACGTACGTAAATCTTTCTCTATATGTTTTTTAATATATCCCGGCACTAACTCTCGGTTACTCAGAGCAAGGAAAGTTAACTAAAATCAATGGTGTTTTAATAACGGATAAGTAAAAAACAACAAATGGCAAAGATTTAAACCAAAATGAAAAAGGGTGGATACCCACACCCGACCACTCCACAACCACGCCAAACCATAAATAAAACCAGCAAGCGTAGAAAAGAGAACCAGTAATAAACCACCAGATAAATGATAAAGACCAAAAAGACATGAAGATATAAACAATGCAGTTAATGGATGTATAATAAATGACAGACGCTGCTGAAGATATCCTCTAAAAAAAGCCTCTTCAGCAAGTGAAACAAAAAATAGGTTACTCAATATAAATTGAGGTAACCAATCAGGAAAATGCAACTCTGGTTTCAACCCACCAACAAAAACACCTGACATTAAAAGTAAAGGAACAGAGAGTAAAAGCATACCCCAAAAACTGTAAGGCACATTTCGTCTGCCCCCATCGTTGAATAAAGAAGGAAATCCAAGCAATAACAAAAATGGTATTAGTGCCTTGTCAAAATTAAAATACATAATGTATGGAGTACTCAGTGGGCCTGCAACTACAGAATTTAAAATCAATGGATTATGAAACCCAGGCCAAATGTGAATAAGCAATCCTGCAGATGACAGAACAAAACCAATCTCAATGATTATTCTACACAAATACTTATGTGGCCATTTTATTTTCAATAAAAAACACACACTTACTGTTATGAGAAGAAAAATCGCCTGCCACTTAATCACACCATTGAGCCCCCCCAAAACAATAGCAATTAACAACAATAATGAAGACAACAACCTATACGAACTTAAGCTAACCAATGACAGAGCCAGAATACCCCACATTCGTTCCTCCTTAATTATAATAATACAATATAACCATCATAACGTTCTTTTATTATACAAACATCACAATATTCAATGTCAATACAAACATATACATTTAACATCTTCATGATGTGCATAAACTAATAGACATCCATTTCTAATGAAACGTTTAGTATCATTAGCATTCCTTCAATAACCCCTTCAGCCTTCTTAAGTTTTTTACCAATATAACCATCAGAACAACCATGTTTTTTTGCCAGAGACATAAATGTCATACCCAAAACGTAATAATCCACGAGCAGATCATGCAAGTCACTGTTGTTCTTTTTCAAGCGAGCCATACACCCACAAATGATCATCGCGTCATCGTCACAACATTGCGGGCGGGATTTTACTTTTGAATGGATTAGTCCTTTAAATCCTGCAGCAATAGACGACCAGGTGACATCCTCATGATTATTTGCCACCCATGCACCCCAACGTTCAAGAACCATTTGAATATCACGCATCACCTTTCTCCACAAAATCAGGCCAGCACACCAATTGCCAGCGCGCGATCGATAAAACGAAATATCAGCTCCAGTTGGGAGCCATACTTCTCTTCAAATGCCACGGTATCCATATGCAGCTCGTCGTGATGCTTTCTGCACAAAGGCAACACAAAGAGGTCATGCGCTTTAGTCCCCATTCCCCCCTGACCGTGGCCTATAAGATGGTGGGGATCATCAGCAGGCTTTCCACAACATGCACACGGCTGTGTCTTAACCCAGCGCGTGTACTTTTCGTGAACCCAGCGGCGACGTTTTGGGCGTAACATAAAAGACTCTGGCGACTCCGGATGCACTTTCAGCGTCAGCACCTTTTTCGCTTTATCCTGGATGATGCTGGTGGCAGGAACCGAAGGCACAAGGTCACTTTCCCGGGTGGCAGACGGCACAACAGGCTTCGGTAATCTCAGTACCATACGGGCTGCACTTTCAGGTAAGGCATCCGCCAGGTCATTACGAACCAGCCACCAGCACAGTTCCGGCATTGTCACAACGTGACTATCATCAAAACCGAGATCCCGACGCACAACAGACAACACCCAGCGGGCACAGTTATCCGTTGCCATTGATTCCAGCCGTTCCGTGAACTGATCGCGCAGCTGGTTATCGCAGTGCCAGCACAGACGGATTGCGCCAGGCGCGTGTCGCATTGTGGTCATGTTCTCGCTGTGCCAGTCGGAATGAGGCCACTGGCAGCCTTTTTCACGAAGTAACCAGCTTTCAAGACATTCCACGCCACCAGCACGACGGATCACTGCCACATTGCGGAACACGGCTCGAACGGCAGGATCATCCGCCAGCGGTTGTGATGCCGCCGGAACGGCACCACTGGCAAAAGATGAATAACGTTCCGGCTCAGGCTCCAGCAGGACACGCCCCTGCATAAACAGGGGCATCAGCTCTGAACCTGGTCTGAACAATACGATCCCCATACGTGGGGCAATTTCAGGGGTCAGTAGTGCTCTCAACGTAGAACCTCACAGCGCAATCTGTTTCAGTTTCTGTACCGCCTTCCCCATATCCGCCATAGCATCAACAAACTCATCAAATTTACGACTTGCCATTCCATACGCCTGGAGGATTTCCAGTTTCAGAGGATCCAGTTGCTTTTTAATTTCCGCACGATCATTAAATTTCTTCTCTGCTTCTTCCGCAGCCCTGATCAGCTCCTCAGCGTGCCTGCGTAATTCATCCGGAGTAACGGTCTTTTTAATCACAACGGGTTCCTCTGTTTTTACTGGTATTTCACTATTTACTACCTGATGTCCAAATTTAGGATGATGTAACGTTGTAGTTCTTCCATCATTCGCAACGACCAGAAGTCCACTGTCGCGGATAATGCCAATGAGTATCTCCTTATCCCTTTTATTCAGCAGACTGTACGCCTGCACTTTCTGTGATATCTGGGTCAGTGTTGCGCCTTCCGGCATTCGTTCAACAAAACGTTTAACCCTGGATAAAACTGGCTGCAGATGAGGTGGTGTAATTCTCATGCTCCACGCCTCCAATCAGTGAACAGTATCGAGCAGCTTTAACAGCTCAGGGAATCGGGATTCGAAGAAATGCGGCTGCGTCTCGCGCGGATTTGCAGGACTGGTGATGTTCTTGCCGAACATGCAGCCTTTCGCCGTCAACGACCAGAATTTTTTTATGTTGTTAATCGCGGTACGGCTGTATCGTTCGCGTTGTTCAACGATCCCCAGCTTCGCCATCTGGTGATATGCCTGATTAGCCGTCAGGCGGATGCCATACTGCTTCAGCAGTGCACTCAGCGACAGCGTAGGGCGGCTTGAACCATCTGGAGCATCAGCAGGTGCATCAATGGCATAGATCGGCATAAGTTCAGGAAGCCCAGCTACCTTTGATAATTTCTTGTATGCACCAAGTTTCGAGGAGTTTGACAGATTTAGAGTCTTTGCTGCTGATTCAAGCAGAATGACCCCGGATTTAATTTTATCGGATGTGGTTTCTTCTGGTGATGAATTATGAAGCGCATCAAAAGTACGTATCACTTTTAAGCTGAATGCCGGGCTGATCCACATTGCATATGCATAGACCAGCTCTTTACAGACATACGTCCCACCATTGCGCCCCTGAATGGTGATGACAGGAATACTACGGGAATCTCCCGTAGTTTCTTCTTCCAGTAATTCCACAAGAGCCTTCGTTTCAGGACGACGCATAAACTCGTGAACTTCCAGCGAACGGGAGGAGCGATTCTCACCAGCGGCAAGAAGAGCAGCTTTCTGAAGGTCGTTAAGACAGTAGTTAGATTCAAAGTACTGGCGCACAGAAACGCCATCAATTACAAGCAACTGATTCATTGGTTTCTCCACAAATTTCGGGACTGCACTCCCTTTTCGTTGATGCAAGATGAACTTACTGCGATTTTTAATAGTTATCAAGGATATACTGTTCATAAATACAGTATCCTTAACGAGGTAATACCCAAATTTAGGGTGTTGCTCAATTCCGTTACCGGGTTGCTAATTTGCAACTCACTTTTTCGTACTTACTGATTGTGATCTCGACCTTCCCTTCCGGGATAACCGGTCCCCACTCCACCAACATTCTTTTCACCTGGCTGTCGTCTTCCCACACACCCGCGTGGGTCAGGGCGTCAAACAGCGCCTTGTTATAGTTGTCCAGATCGCGGATCCGGTTATCTGGAGGAAACAACACGATCTCCACTGAAGCAGGTGCCGACGTTGGTTTTGGCAGACGACGTAACTGCTCAACTATTGCTGCACACGCCGCGCTCTGGAATTTGCGCCCCGTTGCGCTTATCAGGCTCTTACCAGCAAACACCCCTTTGTTGGGGTGTCGCCAGTACGTGTTCACGCTGGGCGGAAAAGGCAGTATTAGCTTCATACTTTCAGGCCCCTCTCATGTAACCAGTGGGCTGCACGCAGCCTGGCGTTTGCCTCACCGGCAAGCAGTGCGCGGATAATCCCGACCGCCTCGCTGTCGTCGTCCTTCACCGCCGTATGAAGAGTGATACCCCGGGCCACGCCACGCTTTATCGTGATGACGCCTTTTTTCTCCAGTGCGCGAAGATGCTCCACCGCTGCATTCACCGAACGGTATCCCAGCATGGTTGCCACCTCCTGATTGGTTGGAGGAAAGCCACGCTCTTTCTGATAAGAAATCAGCATATCCAGCACCTGCTGCTGGCATTGAGTTAACGTCATCATTACGCCCCCACGTAATTCCCTGACAGATACCACTCTTCACCCGATGCAGCGCGCTTGCTGCTTTTCCGTAAGCACCGCTCACGACGCGCCAGAAAATTGTTTCGTTCTGGCTGGGAGTGGCTTTCACGGAATGCCGCCATCCACACGGTTGCAGCACGACGGTATAAGCCCCTCGACTCCAGTTCTTCAGCCTGGCGGGTCAGGCACAAAATCACCCGGGGATCGTTAGTGCCGACATAGAAATTGCGCACAGGTCTGGTTTCACGAACTGGTTGTGGTTCCGGCTCCTGCGCTCTCTCAGTCAGGCGCGGGAAATGTCTGCGTGTATCTCCTTCACAACGGTGAGCCACACGCCCACTCTGACGTAACTTGCTTGCTGACTGCAGAACGCGCTGCCGTGAGTAACCTGCAAAAGCCTCCGCAATGTCTCCGGAAGTACAGCCCGGATGGGCTTCAATGAATTTCTGAACGTCATTCAAAAGACTCATGATCACCCCCTGAATCCTGCCGGGATCTGGCTGTAGTCCACATTGTCGTAACTGGCTTTGAAGTACGGGTCCTCGCGTCTGGCTGCAGATACCGCAGGAACTTCCCAGGATTCTTCGAAATGACGATCCGGACCAAAGAACGTGACAGCCTGTTTCACAAATTGTGTGCCGCTGTTACCCATCGCAGATACCCAGCCCGCGTAGCGTTTCACACCTTCCAGCATGGTTTCGGGGTTTACCCCCTCATTCAAACGGGCTTTCCAGGCTTTGAAGGCTGCAGATTTTGAATTGCCACCAGCACGTTTGGGATATGCCAGCCATGCCTGCTCAAACTCCGGAGAGTATTCCGGTCGGTTTGAACGAACTCGCACGGACTCATCAACTGATGCACCAACAGCTATTGGTTCATTGACTGGTTCATTGACTGGTTCAAAAGAGTGACTGGTTCTGGGTGAATCTCCTGCACTACCCCCTGGTGCAACTCCTGCACTACCTGGTGAATTTGCTGCACCAGATAGTGAATTATTTGCACTACCCCCTGGTGAATCTCCTGCACCATCCAGATGAAGGAGATAGATATTACTTGAGTTACCTTTTTCACCTTTCCGGGTGACTTTTTTTACCAGCCCGGACTCACAAAGGGCCGCAATATGATTCATCACAGAACGTTTGCTAATCTCGCACTGGTCAGCAATATGCTGGTAGCTGGGCCAGCACTCACCCTGATCGCTGGCATTATCAGCCAGCTTGATCAGAACCAGTTTTCGCAATGGATTACCCACTCGAATTTTCATCGCTTTAACCATCAGCTCCATACTCATGCTGCACCTCCGAGATGCTTCATGTTTTTTCCGGAGCGAAAGGCTATAAGCGGCATACTGACGCGGTAATTACGGCCCAACGGTTCACAAATCACTTTCTGACATTCACGGTCAACCAGGCTAACACGTAGAACATGCCCTGCAGGTGTGGTGTACCACTGGCCCGGACGAGGACAACGGAAAGTCTGATTGGTAAACCGTTTGAAAATATTCCGGATCATTTGCCCCCCCTTACCTCTGAAGGGTTCAGTGACAGATTTATGAGACTGGCCAGTACCGCCGCGTCGTTGATGCGGTCATACAGACTTATAGCCAGCGGGGATTCGGCTTTTGCCAACATGGGATAAAGCTGCTGCAGCCAGACTTTGTGGATTACCGACAAGTGGGAGTAAAGCACGCTGGCGTTATGTGCGGCATCGCTCAGCGTGGATGGCCTTGAAAGCTGCTTTTCCATCTGGTTAAAGGCATTGATGTATGCCTCTTTGAACTGGGCAGCACGTTTCCCCGTGAAACCCATAGCAAGAAACGCAAAGCCGTCGCGGGTTATTTGATAGCAAGGTAGTTTGCGGCCTGTGCAATCGGTGTAATCACTCACCGAAAAATTGCGGGCAGTGAATGATGCGGAACATTCAAGCGTGCGGATCTTTTTCAGTACATCGTCATGACGTTTGGAGAAGAAGTTGGCAACAGCTAGGGATGAAGTAACAGCCTGACCATCAACGATGGCAATTTCAGGTTGAGTGAGGGTTGGGATCGTAGCCATGATGGCAGCCTCTTTGGTGATTTTTAATAACTCACCACCAAGGCTTTCCACGACCTTATTGGTGGTGAGACGTACAGGGGTGGAAATACCGGTCACCAAAGAACCCGGCCCAACCGAAGTTGGCCCTGCACGCCCCACCATAATTTGGGCGTAATGCTGCTCATGACACAAAAAAACCGCAAGAGCGCGGTTGTGCGCTTTGGTGAATTCCGGGTTTCCACGCCCGGCACCCGCTTTATAAGGTGCCTGAACAGTGTAACCTCCCGGAATTTCACGGTCAACCAAGCTAACACGTAGAACATGCCCTGCAGGTGTGGTGTACCACTGCCCAACTGTAGGAATTGATGTTTTTTTACGCTGAAGAAAACGGCAAATATTGAGGATCAACGGATTAAGCATGACGATGCCCTCCGCTGATATTCAGGAGACGGTGAATATGAAAATTAGCCTTATCCGCCAGACGAATACGTTCAGCCTGCAAGTTAAGAAGGGTTTCTACCAGAACTTCATGCGCCTGCGGATCCGAAAGAGTTACCTTGCGCAGATCACGTAGTGCAGTTGTTACATAACTGAGTTTATGTAAGTCTTCATCATTCAGACGAGAGAGGGCTGGGACAGTAGCCATGATGGCAGCCTCCGTATGCAATGGATAACTTCCACCACCGGAAACGCCAATTTCGCTGGTGGTGAACTGAGCAGGGTTGGCGTAACCGGCGCATACGGAAACCGGCGCACCTTTCGGTGCCCCCACCCAGCCCACCATAATTTGGGTATAGCTGAGTTGTAGCAACAAAAAAGACGCTAACGCGCCAATTGTCGCCGTATGCAATTCCAGGACGCCAATCCCGACACCCGCTTTATAAGGTGCCTGAACAGTGTAACGTCCCGGAATGGCAGAATCAATGTGCTGGTGGTCCTTCACACTCAACAAAATCACGCCTGAATTTCCACAAAGGACTAAAGCACTCATGCGGGTAGTCTTTGCGAAGATAGATAACGCGCTGTGTTTCTGGCTCCCAACGAATAACATGAACATAAAGTCCTCTTCCGTCACGAAACCAGCGGTTAAGTTCCTGCACAACTCGCCCCCCACAGTCAGGTAAAGTTCTCTGTGGTTACTTACAGCCAGGTGATTTGGTAATCTGCATTCATGCCGTAACAACAGGTGTTCAGCGACGCTGACCACCAACTGTTGCGACAAACGGTTATTTGCCGTTAAACTGTTCATGCGTTAGTTTCTCCACGGACACAAAACGCCACGACGCCCGGAGCTGCACACTCGCGGGCGTCACTCTTTTCTGGAGCGCAGAAAATTTTGTAGACCAGCGCCGCATGTTCCTGGAGCTTCGAAATCGACAGATACAACTCATCATTAATTGCTGTCTGTTCATGTGGCTCCACTAGCCCATCTTCGATTGCCGAACGAATCTGCTTTGAGTAACTCCCGATCTGTTCAATGACTTCCAGTAGACGTTGGTTGATATCAGCGTTCTCTACTTCCTCAATTTCAGGAAGTGATACAAACACCCCACCAGCAGACTGTGCGACAGCATCCGCAATGTGATGAGTACTAGCCGCACGCTGTAAAACCATTGCCCATCCCAACGGAAAAAACTGATCACCATCGGCACGAAGGCGGTTGAATAAAGCGTTCTCTGTTACATCCAGCCACTCAGCAGCTTCAGCGTAACCACCTGGCAATGCCGCGATAGTTTTTCTGACAGCTTTCACATACCAGTCAGGTTGTTTTTCCACTTTCCAGTGATGCTTACCCACGGCTTACCTCCTGTTCCTGTGGTTAAAAATTGAAGATTTTCTGCTAATCTTTCGGATAGATATCCGGTCTTAAGTCAGATTTCGTAATTGCACCTGATGTGCATTGCTCAAGTTTTTTAGCCAGTCCAAAGCTGGCTTTTTTATAGCCATTGAAAACCAGCCGTAAGTAGCCAGGTGTTGAGCAAACTTTTCCGGCTAACTCGCCCTGCTGTTCTTTGGTTAAAGAGTCCCAATACGCTTTCATACAACATGTACCTCCAGTATACATATTACATGATTGAGATGAACCTTCAAGATACTTGTACCTTATCGGTACAAAGGTTTTAATTTCGTTATGAAAACAATCCATGACATCCGGCGGTCTAACGCCAGAAAACTGAGAGATGGTGTTGGCGGAAATTCATCCTTTGCCACCATGATTGATCGCGAGCCTACCCAGACCAGCAGGTTTATGGGGGATGGCGCTACTAAAAATATCGGTGACAGCATGGCACGGCACATCGAAAAATGTTTCGACCTGCCTGTCGGATGGCTTGATCAAGAACACCAGACAACGAACATCACAAAAAAACCTGATGTTTCAATCACTAATAAAAAAATAACGTTAGTCCCTGTCATATCATGGGTACAGGCCGGAGCATGGAAAGAAGTTGGCTATTCTGAGGTTGATTTGAGCACAACAGAAACGTATCCCTGCCCTGTACCCTGTGGCGAAATGACTTATATATTGAGGGTGATTGGTGATTCAATGATTGATGAGTACCGTCCGGGAGACATGATTTTTGTCGATCCAGAAGTACCAGCCTGCCACGGCGATGACGTTATTGCATTGATGCACGATACAGGTGAAACCACCTTCAAAAGGTTGATAGAAGACGGGACACAGCGTTATCTCAAAGCATTAAACCCCAACTGGCCTGAGCCTTACATTAAGATAAACGGTAATTGCTCTATCATTGGTACAGTTATTTTCTCAGGAAAACCAAGAAGATACAAAATTAAAGCCTGATCAATGTCTATGAACCTGCTTCGGCAGGTTTTTTTATACTTGACAATGTACCCTACAGATACATAATGTACCTACATAAGATATCGAACAGGCAGGACGCCCACGAAGTAGCCGTCCGGGGCATACGAAGACCGGAATGATTCGTAAATAAAAAAGCGCCCAAATGGACGCTTCACTTTTGAACTGGATTTATAATCAATTATTTTCTTCATAAATGTTTTGTAATGTTTTTATGAGATTTGGTATTTCTTTTATGGGAAAAGAATATATTGGACTTTCGATAATTTTATCAGATTCAAATGGTGGTTGTTTGCAGGACAGTTGAACTATAACTGAATTATGATCTTTAACTGGCACACAGTACCAACCACATACATCAAAAACAGGAGTATTTTGATTATCCATTATGTCCTCGACAACTAAAAACACTGCGTACAAAACTCAAAAGCAGGGAGTTATTTATAAAATTTCATAAAGAATAATTACCGATAGCGACAATTCATTGTTCTTGAATTTTGAAAAATAGCAAGATAAAACAATGTAAACTTATTTAAGAAAACTTCTTATTATGTAAATAAAACAACCAATTCGTTATATAGGAAAAACAAATAGTACGCAAGAAAATATTCAACAGGGGTATTACATTCAACCATAAGAGTAATCGTCTCTTTGGTAACTAATACCGAACATTTTATTGTAACACGGCGTATGGCACATGCGTCGTTAGCGGTCTGGGGACGTTAAAGGGGACAATCCACTCCTTGCTCGGGCAAACAAACCAGGTAGCCGGAATGTGCAAGTCAATGATGATGCTGATAAGACGCCTAACCAGCGTGGCGATTCGGTTTGACGCCAGGGAAGAGACCAGGGTGCAACGATGAGGGCATTTATGGAACCGCGACAAAGTGTGGTGCCGTAACTGGCTAAGTGCTCTCAGCGTTGTGGTAATCCGCGAAATGGCGCGGCGGTAAGTATGGCGGGGTTACTCTTTCCCCGTTGAGGACACCGGATTGTCAGGTTGACCATACGCCTGAGTGACAACCCCACCACAACAGCCACTGCTTTGGCGGTACCAGTTTGTACACTTGCTTCCGGCTGGTACCGCTCTTTTTACAAAACAGAGAAGAGCATCACCGGACGACGGGCTCATAACCCAATCCATCCGGGCGGCAGTCACCGCAGGCGTTCTTCTCTGTTTTGTGGAGAAACCAACCGACCTTGCAGGGTCGATATGATGGGGAGCAGCAAAATGGCTAGCGAACGCAGTACTGATGTGCAGGCATTTATCGGGGAGCTGGACGGCGGCGTATTTGAAACCAAAATCGGCGCTGTTCTCAGTGAAGTCGCTTCCGGTGTGATGAACACGAAAACCAAAGGTAAGGTCTCGCTCAACCTAGAAATCGAACCGTTTGATGAGAACCGTGTGAAAATCAAACACAAACTCTCATATGTTCGCCCGACTAACCGCGGGAAAATTTCTGAAGAAGACACCACCGAAACGCCGATGTATGTCAATCGCGGTGGTCGCCTGACTATTCTGCAGGAAGACCAGGGACAATTACTGACTCTTGCCGGTGAACCTGACGGAAAACTTCGCGCAGCAGGTCATTAATATCGTTCTTAATTAACTGATTATTTATCTCATCACTGAATATCTTTATATAGTGAGGACTTATTATGTCTCAGAACTTAGACGCAACCGCAATTAATCAAATCCATGCTCTTATTTCTGCTCAGGGTGTTAATGAAATTATCAGTAAGATTGGTGCCGATGCTGTGGCATTGCCTGAGAATTTCCGCATTCATGATCTGGAAAAATTTAATTTAAATCGCTTCCGTTTCCGTGGTGCGCTTTCCACTGCCAGCATCGATGACTTTACCCGTTATTCTAAAGATCTTGCAGATGAAGGCACCCGCTGCTTTATCGATGCCGATAATATGCGAGCCGTCAGTGTGCTTAACCTGGGTACTATTGATGAACCAGGTCACGCAGATAACACCGCCACTCTCAAACTGAAAAAGACAGCACCGTTCTCTGCTCTGTTGTCTGTTAATGGCGAGCGTCATTCCCAGAAGTCACTGGCAGAATGGATTGAAGACTGGGCCGACTACCTTGTGGGCTTTGATGCTAATGGTGACGCTATTCAGGCAACAAAAGCGGCTGCGGCTGTCCGTAAAATCACGATTGAAGCAAACCAGACCGCTGATTTTGAAGATAATGACTTCAGCGGCAAACGCTCCCTGATGGAGTCTGTCGAAGCGAAAACCAAAGATATTATGCCAGTGGCATTTGAATTTAAATGCGTTCCGTTTGAAGGTCTGAAAGAACGTCCATTTAAATTACGCCTCAGCATTATCACTGGCGATCGTCCTGTACTGGTTCTGCGCATTATTCAGCTGGAAGCGGTGCAGGAAGAAATGGCTAACGAATTTCGTGATCTGCTTGTTGAGAAATTCAAAGACAGCAAAGTAGAAACCTTTATTGGTACTTTCACCGCCTGATTTCATTACTGCAAATGCCCCTGCGGGGGCATTTATGGAAACGTAATTAACTCAATAATCGCCGGATGGTAAGGGCTTCTTTTTACCAAAATTCAGTGCGGTGCAGCGCACATAACGTGGAGAACAAAATGTCATTTATTAAAACTTTTTCCGGGAAGCATTTTTATTATGACAAGATAAATAAAGACGACATCGTTATTAACGATATCGCGTTTTCCCTTTCAAATATCTGTCGCTTTGCAGGGCATCTTTCACACTTCTACAGCGTCGCCCAACATGCGGTGCTTTGCAGCCAGCTGGTACCGCAGGAATTTGCTTTTGAAGCGTTAATGCATGATGCAACAGAAGCATATTGCCAGGACATCCCCGCACCACTGAAACGACTTCTTCCTGACTATAAACGGATGGAAGAAAAAATAGACGCCATAATCCGTGAGAAATACGGGTTACCCCCAGTTATGAGTACGCCCGTGAAATATGCCGATCTCATCATGCTGGCAACCGAACGCCACGATCTCGGGCTTGATGATGGCTCTTTCTGGCCTGTACTGGAAGGCATCCCGGCAACAGAGATGTTCAACGTGATTCCACTGGCACCGGGTCATGCCTACGGGATGTTTATGGAACGTTTTAACGATTTATCGGAGTTACGCAAATGCGCATGAATGTTTTCGAAATGGAAGGGTTTCTTCGCGGGAAATGTGTACCGCGAGATCTGAAAGTGAACGAAACAAATGCTGAGTACCTGGTACGTAAATTCGACGCGCTTGAAGCTAAATGTGCGGCACTGGAAAACAAAATAATACCAGTGTCAGCTGAACTGCCACCAGCAAATGAAAGTGTTCTGTTATTTGATGCTAATGGAGAAGGCTGGCTGATTGGCTGGCGTTCTCTCTGGTACACCTGGGGACAAAAAGAAACCGGAGAATGGCAGTGGACATTTCAGGTCGGGGACCTTGAAAACGTCAATATCACTCACTGGGCAGTAATGCCAAAAGCACCGGAGGCTGGAGCATAATGACCACATTTACCAATAAAGAACTGATTAAAGAAATCAAAGAACGAATCAGCAGCCTAGAGGTTCGAGACGATATTGAGCGCCGTGCTTATGAAATTGCTCTGGCATCGCTAGAAGAGGAGCCGGTGGCATGGCTGCATTCAGAAAATGGCTTAGGTATTCCGGCAATAACGAGGAGTAAAAACATTGCTGACAGTTGGTTATCAAAGGGCTGGTATGTTCAGCCGCTATATATAGCCAAGCCAGTGCCGGTAGTGCCAGATGCTCGTCCGTCTTTAAATAATGGCATAGTCGGTTTTGATGAAGGCTGGAACGCCTGCCGCGCCGCCATGCTTCATGGTGCCAAACCTGTAAACCAAACTTACAAGTCACCACACACGCTGTTTGAACAAGTTGCTGACCTCTACGAAATGCAATTTGATGACGGTCGCACTTGTGCCTTTCACACTGATGCGCAAAAGGCTGCGCAATGGCTTCAGGTGTGCGACGGAAACAAGGTTCAGGAATACGTTAAGCTGGAACGGCTGCAGAACGCGCTGTCTGGTAACTCTCCGGTAAGTCCGGGTGGTTGGATAAGCTGTAGTGAGCGAATGCCGAATGATAAACAGTATGTTTGGTGTTGGGGGAAGTCTTACGGCTGGACTGAGTGCGATACCTTCGAAGGGTATTACGATTGGTCGAGAAACAAATGGTGGGCAGTTACTGACAATGAGGAAGAACAGGCATCGAAAGTAACCCACTGGATGCCACTACCGGAGCCGCCGCAGGAGGTGAAGTAATGAACAACTTAATGACAACTAAACAAGTCGCCGATTTCTGTGGTGTTTCAGTATCGACAGTTCTTCGCTAGAACAGCGTAAACAGGAGAACTGGTCAGAAATACAGGCCTGACTTTCCAGATCCTGATATTAAATCCTGCCCAAATAAATGGGCATCACACAAGATTTACAGATTTGCGGGAGTGATTGAGTAATATGTATTAGCTTAGATGTGAGCTGACACATCTATGCTTAGATGCCAAACCTAATCTGAGCGTCCACTCTTTACCAAGAGCGGACGTTACCAATGACCATATGACATGAATCGATAAGATCAAAACATTATCGCCAAGAAATGTCATAGAGCCTGTTCAGGATTCTGTGTAAATACCTTTTCTCAGAAGTGGCCGTCCAGGCGGTCACCGAACTCGATAATAAAG